CGATCCATTTGTACAAGGTTACTCTATCTACCTGAAGTGACCTTGCAGCCGTAGATAGGTTGCCAAATGCCTTCACGATGGCTTTCTCTATTACAGATGTCTCAGGCTTTTTCATAGTGTTGACTTTTGATAATTATAACGCAATTCCGTTCTTTAAGATTACAAGGCTAGAATCTAGTTTCTTCATCCTGTCTATTATCACTTGGCAGTACTTTGGATCTAGTTCCATCCCGTAGCACTTGCGCTTTAGTTGGTGACTTGCTACCATCGTAGACCCTGATCCAAGAAATAAATCTAAAATAATTTGATTTAAAATTGTTAAATTTTCTATTGCAATAGCGGGAAGTTCTACTGGTTTTTGAGTAGGGTGTAAATATTTATTTGCATTATCTTTTCCCACACTCCAAACACTACCTAATCTTTTACCGTTAATTTCAGCACCCCTATGATAAACAAGAGCAAGTTCAAAATCTGTTGAGAATGTTTTTTTTAAATCTCCAATACCACCTCCACCTTTATCCCAAACTATCAAGTTTGAAAGTTCTCCAATGGGTTCACAAAATTCAATCCACTCTTTTAACACTTTCCAAGAAGTCCAAACAAAAACAGATCCTTTTGAAAATAATGGAAGGTTATTAATCCAATCAGTAATAAAAACATTATCATTTTCTAAAACATCAAATTTTTCTGTTTTTGTTCTCATGTTTGACTGATAGCTTACCCCGTATGGAGGATCAGTAAAAACCATATCAGCAATTTTACCATTCATCAACTTTGCAACTGTATCCGAGCAGGTACTATCCCCACAAAGCAAACGGTGTTCTCCAATCTGAAATAGATCTCCAAGAATAATATCAGTATTAATCTGATCTGGAATATCATAGTCATCTTCCTCAGCTTCTAGTTCTTCTTGATGCTAAACTCTGGAATATCTAGTCCCCATTCCTGAACCTGGTCAGCATCCCATTCATTGGCGATCATGTCCCAATCCCATTCACCAAAGCCTACGTTATCCTTAATAATAAACTGCTTCTGTTCATCTTCTGTCAGATCATCTGCAAAGATCACTGGTACTTCTTTTAGCCCTGCTTCCTTGCAAGCCTTTAGCCTCATGTTTCCCCCTAGCACAATCATGTCGGCATTCACCACAATAGGCCTGATCTCAAGCATCTTCGGAAACTCTTGAATAGACTTGACTAGTTTTTTGAACTTATCATCCTTTATGATCCGGGGGTTATTCGGATTGCTTTTGATATCCGAAAGTTTAACGCTTTTGATCTCCATTAGTCTAGCTTTTCGTTTGCTACTTGTAAAGCCTCCACAGGTTCTAGTTCTTTTTCCTCTAGCTGATTAGGGATACCCGCATCGTCTAGTAACTTCTTAAATAGGTAGGCTAGATCAAAGACCCCTTGCTCTTCGTCTTCTAGAGTTATGCTAATTACTTTTTTTGCGCTGTTAAAATTTAATTGAAATTTTGCCATGGTTTTTTATTTAGTTAGGTTCATTTTTTGTTCGTGCTTTTTCTCTAGGTATTCCCGGTAGCTTTTCTTGTCCCCCATGGTGTCATGACAGATCCTGCACAAGGCCATTAGGTTCTCTATGTGATCCGCTGTTTTACTTCCACCCATTCCCCTAGCCTTTATGTGGTGGATGTCTACTGCCTGAGATCCGCAAGATTCACAGGGAATAAAATCAACTATAGTGTAGCCGAAATATTCCATGTAAATCTTGGTGTGCTTTTTCATTAAAATGGAAGATCGTAATCTTCAGCTTCATAAGTTACCGGTGATGTTGGCATCTTGTTAAACTCTGGGTTTAAATTTTCTTCTTTTTTGTAATCGTTTAAGGTAATGGCTACATCCTTTCCGTATTTATTAGCCTCTTCATAAACATTGATATTAATGTTTACATACTTTTTACCTTCATAGGTATAAGCGTGTGCCTCCGCATCTGTAATACAAAATGATGATGTAATCCAAGAATCGTTTCTTTTCTTTCCGTTTCCTAGTTTTATTTTTGGTTTGGTTTCCATATTATGTGGTTTTAGGTTTTCTTCCTCTTTTTACCGGGGCTGATACTTCCTCCTGTACTTCGGCACTTTCTTCTTCTTGCTGCCGATACCAAGTAGTATTTTCTTCATTCGTGTACCACCCATATAGGTAGTTAACTAACTCCATGCGACAGCTACTGCACCAATGGCTGAAGTTATGCTTTGGATTAACGTAGGTGGTGTACAGGTGAATCATTTCTGTGTAAACCTCTTTGTCATAATTACGAATAAATGCATGCTTCTTGTAACTTTCGTACAGGGGCATGTGCTTCTTGAATAATTCTAAATCTTCAGGTGTCATAATTTTTCTAGTTCGTTTTTAACTTCTTCCCAATATTCATATTCTTTTGTTCCGTACTTAGACAATACTTTTAAGATTTCATCTACTGTTATTATTGCACATCTATTAGCAGCGTGTAGATCCCTCACATCATTGTATCTGTATTCGCTTAAATTAAATTTGATCAGCAAATAGTCTGCCTTTGCCGTAGGTGTCATAGTTGAAATTTATTAGTGAAATGATCCTCCACATAAAGATAGATGAAGGGTACTATACTAGATATAAATATCGCAGAAAGTAAATCCGTTTTTAAAATTAGAAAAAAGAAGCTGATCCAGAAGGACATACAGAATGAACATGAGAAAGGCTTGACCAAATTCCTACCCGTAACTTCTTTAAAAAATTTAGGTAAGTTCAAAATGTAAAAGTAAATCAGGGTTAACCCCACCGAACCTAGTATACTAACTGCGATTTGATACATGAGCGTATTTTTTTAATTGTGATAAATATTGAAGTATGTGGAATACCTGTTTGCTTACTTACCTTCCGGACTGATCCAAGTTCCACATACATCTTAAGAATCTCCTGATCGTACCAATACAAGCCTTGCACTATCTTTGCTATTCCATCCGCTACTTCTTGACTGTTATCGATCTGCTGTTCTTCTTTTACAAACTTCATGATATCTTCCACCGGGACTAGGCTTCCGTATAGCCTTCCGAACTTCCCGTACTTTGAATTAGTTTGATTGCAGCATATCCGAACTATCCAGAACTTAAATACCTGCTTTCCTTTGGCTTCTAGTTCCTGTAATTTAACTGCATCGTATTCCAAAACTATCACCGCTACCTCCTGCCGTAAATCTTCCCATAAATCTTTGCCTATGTTCTGGAATACATATTTAAACTCCTGATCGTATAGCCATCCAATCGCTTTCATTTCAGGCTTATTACTTCCCCTGTAGGCTGCCCTGCAAAATCGCAAAGCCATCCATTCCATTCAAATCGAATCTCTTTCTGTCGACCGTAATATGAGGCTGCTAGGAGTCTTATCTGCCTTTGTACTATCTCTATACTTTGAAAGCTTCCTTTTCCCTTATTCATCCATGCAGACCACTTACCGCTTGATTCCTTGTACCGGATCTCAAGTGAATAGTCTAGCTTGGATTTGGGCAGCCCTCTAGCCATTCCTTTCTTTGATAATTACTTCTAATCCTATAGCCTCACAAATCATGCGCAGGTTAAAAAGGCTTATAGACTCCCAACCGTTCTCTACCTGATTGATAGGAGCGTGGCTGATGCCTAGCTTTGCGCACAGTTGCAACTGCGTGTATCCGCTTTTCTTTCTCGATTTCCTGATTAATAGTCCTTCTTGTACGCTCATTTGTTTTGTTATTTATTCAAATATAGGATTAAAATTAATATCCTATTTTTATAGGTGAATTTTGTCTAATCTGTACAAAATCCAGCTTGACATCCGCTTCCTGTTCCAAAGAAAAAATCCTGCTGCAAACCTATTTTTTTGATCTGCTCATAGGACATCTCCTTCTTCCAAGTTCCTTTTTTCTCCTGATCTGCAAACCATTGCATTTTGTTGGTTTCAGTATCCCAATTCTTTCTAAGTTGTTGAACAGGCTTCCAGAAGCAACCAACACAGTTACTATCTTCCGGGAATATAATTCCACTTTTTTGTGCCCATTGATAAATAGGGTAGTGGGTTATTTTATTTTCAATCAAAGGAAAATATCCTTCTCTCCATTCGATTTCTTTCCATCGATTTCTCCCCCCCCCCCCCTAGTACCTACTATACCCTTGAATGAAGTGCTTAATCTTTCTGCCCTTTATTTTTCATCGTATCGAAAGCCTACTCCCATCTTTACCTTCTCATTTACATTTTTAAACCACCAATCAAAAATAGGTCTCATTTTCATTTCTGTGGTACAGAATCTCCATTGCTGATTTGGAATGACTTGAGCCTTCTTATTCACTTGCTCAAATGTTTTTCCACCTACCCAGATGATCTCACTTCCTAGTAACTGCTCAAGGTCTCTCATAGCATATAAAGTAAAATCGCTTTCTGCCGTAGCTATGAAATCCTTACCTAATTTTTCAGATGCATATTTGACTATGCTTTCATCCTTTGGTTTGCAGTTAATATCTTCAATCTGAACTAGTGCAAAAATATTGAAATCAGCAGGGTAATGAACTGCTAGATAGGAAGATGTTTTGCCCCCGCTTAAACTATTGATAGTTTTCATATTTAAAAAGGTAACATTTTAAATATTCCCATGCTGATAAATTCATCCCCTTTTTTTACGATGCACTTCCTTACATTCAATTCAAAAACCATCTTATCGTTAAAGCCGTACTTTTTCTGTGCCAAATCTAGGGTAGCCTTGATGGGATTATCTATGTCCGATGATTTGGTAGAAAAACCAAAGAATAGTTCAACCCTCAGTATCTGCTCAGGATCTACTTTGCCCTTTGGCATTTTTAAAAGCATCATTCTTTCAAATTCTATGTAGGCCTTGGTTCGGAATCTTCTACCCCGGTAGGCTTCATTTACTGAAAGGGGCTTCTGGTTTATATTGAATTGAATCATTTGCAGGCTTTATAGATTTGATCCATCCCGATAGTAAACAGGGCTACTATGACCATAAATAGAAAGCCTACTTTAAATTCAAAATGGAACAGGGCAAAGATAGAAAGCAGGGTAGATTGGATGCTGAATAGATCCTGCTTTTTAGGTGTTAGATTTTCAATTAGCTTTTTCATATTAATTTGTCTAGGTTTCTATTTTCCTTGATCGATTCCAGAATGAATAGCTTCCAGATCTTATTCTTTGACTTTGCCCCTACAGTTACTTCATCTATGTATCTTGTGCTGATCCTTAACTCCCTGCGGACATCCTTTTCAATATCTTCGACAGGATACTCCCAAGGCTTCAGGATTCCTTTCTCTTGAAATTTGTTAAACCAATTACCACCCCATTCGGCTAGATCTTTACAGAACCCGCTTTCCTTTGCGCTTTGATAATTGTCCCTGAAGATCTGCTTTCCGATTTCTATCCATTGCGCTATTTCTTCCTCTGTAGGCTCACGATCTTTATTATTCATTGCTTGTACTTCCTGAACTATTTGGCTCTGGTGGTGTGCGTAGTATTGGTTGATCCATACGCTCACATTCTTTTCATTCACATGGTAAAAGTCACCATATTGCCCCCGCATCCCTGCGTGAAGAATGTAATCTACCCGGCTTTCATTCATCCATCCGTAGCTTTTAAAAAGTGTGTGAATGCATTCAACTAATTCAATTGCATCACTTTCTTTGTATTCTTTGAATTGTTTAAGACCGCAAACAAATTCCATTTTTTGCAGGTGCTTTAAAATAATCTGTCTCATTGCTTTGATTTTTTTAGTTCTTCTTGATACATTTTTGCAAAAATATTTTCTCTAGGGCTTTCTTTTTTTACTATCGGATTCCCTCTTTTTACCCAATTAAAAAAATGCTCTTTTGCTAGCTTTTCATTTTCTTTAAAATCTGCCTTTAAGATGCATTCCTGCCTGAAGGTATTCAAATGGTTTTTAACTTCATTCAAATCAGCTTTCCAATTTAAAGCTAATCCCTCCAACCAGATCTTATTATTCCATAATTCTCGAAAAATCGCATTATGTGAATCCTCATTTACTTTACTTTCTTTTTCTTTAATTTCTTTTACTTTACTTTCTTTTAATTGCATTGCATCCGCATTGCCTTCGCCATGCGTTCGCATTGCGTTCGCATCAATATCCCTATTCCATCTTTTCTTGGCTGATTCTCTAGCCTTTTCAGACCGTTCTTCCTTCATCTCCATCCTTTTTAAAAGGCTTTCTGACCAGAAAAATTGATTATCAATACCGAATAAATCGAAATCATTAATTAGCCTTTTAATGCTATCTTCTTGCGTGTGCAATGCGAATGCAATGCTTTTGTAATGCGTTCGCATTCTGTGATCTGATTCATTCCTAAGCATTTCAATTAATGCCCAGAATAGACCGTATCCTTCCCATCCCATCTCCATCCTTAGCTGAAGGATCTTAGGGTCATCTTTCGCATTCGAATCATGAGAAAAATAGTAGGCTTCCTTTTTCATACAAAATAAAAAAGCCCAACAGGTGGAAGGCTGCCGGGCTTAGGTTAAAGTTAACCTTTGGAATTATTCTCGCTTCCACACAGGAATAATTCGATACACAAATATAAAACTTTTTTCATTTATCCTACTAGAGACCTGCGTTTTAGATGAAAAAAAATGCAAGAGTAGGTTACCCCTAGTTCTAAGGCAATGACCTTTGTAGGTATTCGATCCTGCCATCTTTCAAAGATTAATTCCTTTTCGTATTCGGTTAGGTTTCGCCTTCTCATTTGGATAGGCGATAATTTGCTACCCTCTTATCGTTTACGGTGATCATGTCCGTAACTATGTTGAATCCTTCCTCCCGGATGTTAGCAATCCTAGCAGCAAGCCTGAAGCAGCCGAACATATTCAAGGCATCTAGCTGCGTTATGGATCTACCATTTAGCAGCCATCCCTTGATCAAGGCAGTCTGAGAGTCTGTCGATTTCATATTATTTATGTAAGATGATTTTATTTTTTTTACAATAATTATAAATTGCTTCGGTTACTCTTAGCATTCCATATCCCTCTCTTTTTTCTTTAGAATCACCTAATTCAATTAATTCTTTTGCTTCTTCATCTAATTGACTAAATAGATCTTTCAGCGTTTTATAGTCTGGTTTCATAGTGATAAAATGAATTTTTTAGCCTCGTTTAAATGCTTATTGAATATTTCTTCTGTGATCTCCAGATAGTTCTCAGGCTTGACCACATACTGAACATAGCGTAGATTCTCCAAGCGTATGCTAGGGAATAACTCCAGAGATAGAATACTTTCCTTGCTGCTAGGGTAGAAGGTTACAGCTAGGCTAGTATTTTTGTCTATCAGCTTGTAGTGAGTGTACTGATTAATAGTAAAGTAGGTAGACAGGGTGAAATCAGATTCCACATCTACTGTTCTGAGGGTTTTGATTTTTAGATTTTCCATTTTGGATTTTGGTTTTTTTTGGTTTACAATAATTTAAGACCTAGCATATAGCCAAGTGCAAAGATGGGTGACAGGGCTAGGATTGTGTAAAGGATTTTGCCTGTGATCTGGAGTGCTTTTTTCATTTGGATTTTGGTTATGGTTAATGATGAATCAAATATCTTAGAAATAAATTAGAATCCAAAATATTTCACAAATATTTTTGAATCAATTTTTTATCTGTAGCCTCTTTGATCAAATCTCCTACTAGCTTTTCTTTGACTTCCAGATCTTCAGCTATTTCTTTCTTGGTGTATCCCCAAGAGGACAGGGTTATTATCCGGTCGACTAATTCCCTTGGCATCTCATTTACTAGGTTCGCCCTAGGGTTATAGCTTGATACTTCAAGGATGTTGTAAAGGATGTAGTTAACCGTAGTTATCCTGATCCCCATCATCTCAGCGATCTGATGCTTTGTGTTCCCTTGGGTATATAGTTCCCGTACCAATGGGATTAGTGCTTCATGCTTGCAAGCTGCCATATTCTCTCAAAGGTTTCATTGAAGGGTAGCTTCTCAGTTTGGTAGGTAGACTTCACCCCCTTAGGGGCTAGGTCTCCTGGTCTTTTGATAAATTTTCCTAGGTATAGGTAGTTACTCATTTCTTTCCGTAGGTTTCTTTGTAGTATTCTTCTAAATACATATCCACTATATCCTCAGAATCAGTTTCAAAAGCCATAGGATTATCTTGTGCCACTTTATTCATCCAATTCAAAAGACCTATTAACATTTGTTTTTGCTGCTCCTTTTCCATCTCTTTGGCTTGTTCAAAAATATCAATCCATTCAGCTATTTCGTACGCATGAATAAAAGCATCACTATGTACATTTTCAATTAACCATTCTACCGCAGTCTGTTTCATTTTATTTGTAGGTTAAAATTTTCAATAATTCTAGCACCGAATACGGTCTCACCTTTTTTGATCGCTTCTTT